ACGACCTTACCGATGACGACACCCGCCGTGTCTGCCTCGGTCATGTAATCTTCCAGCAGTGCATCTCCCTTGAGCCGATTGTTGCGAGCCTTGTTTCCTTCGGAGTTCTTCTGAGACTTGTGGCCGGAGCCGCCAGTCATATTGCGAGGCATTTTGGGCAAGGTCTGTTTGTTCCTCTGCAGCGGATCCATTTTGGGGAGAGTGGCTGAGGGTTTTTCTGTGGTGTGAGGCGGCCGGTGATCGTCTAAAATGGATCGCCGGGCCCCCAGAAAACAGGATCTTGGGGCGACCAACGAACAAAATGACGTCTATCATCATCAACAGCTTCTACCGCGCGCTCTGCAGCATCAACGACTACACGCCGATCAAGGACATGGATATGAAGAAGCTAGCGGTCACGCTAGTGGACGCACTTTATCCTGAGGACGGATACATCACACTGGAGGATGACCCGCGGGGCAGCCTGCGGGTTCACCTGGACGACAGCTTCCTGAATCGCGTGCGCGATCAGATTGCCAAGGGTCTGGAGCTCAAGGAGGCTACGGAGGCAGCCGGATTCAAGGCACAGGAGCCCATCAAGCAGGAGGTTGAGGTGCCGGTGGCTGCCGCTGCACCCGCACCCGCACCCGCACCCGAGGTCAAGGAGGTCAAGACAGAGGCACCTAAGCCTGCACCGGCGCCTAAGCCGAAGGCCGCTCCCAAGCCGAAGATGACGGAGGAGGAGAAGGCTGCAGCAAAGGAGGCCGAGAAGGCAGCGAAGGCTGCAGCAAAGGAGGCCGAGAAGGCAGCGGCGAAGGCTGCAAAGGAGGCTGAGAAGGCAGCCGCTAAGGAGGCCGAGAAGGCCGCCAAGGAGGCTGAGAAGGCGGCTGCGAAGGCCGCACCCAAGGCGAAGTTTGTGGGCAATCTGGAGAAGATGAACCCCACGCAGGTCAAGACGTGGAAGAAGGTCGCCGCGGAGGCCAAGGTTGAGCTGACGGACGACCACACGACCCGGTTCCTGGCGGCAATGAACGGGCTGGACAATAAGGTGTATAACCAGAAGAAGCTGGAGGTGCATATGGCGGAGTTCTTCGCCCCGCCTCCGCCGGAGGAGAAGACGGAGGAGCGTGAGTGCTACCCGGTGATCTTCCAGGGCAAGACGTACGACGTGAGCCTGGATGGCTCGGTCTTTGAGGAGCAAGTGGATGGTAAGCCTGCCAAGAAGGTGGGACATGTGGGCATGGCACTCTTCACGGGCATGACGATGCCCAACCCGGTGGATTACAGCGACTAAATAACCCAACACAAAACCATTACTCATTCACTTATTTTTCACATCATCGTGTGGCAGGTCGGGCACGGCTTTTTGCACAGACCCAGGAAGCAGTTGGATTGCGTGATGACGTCAGGGGCACGAGGACCCATGAACGGACCGGCCAACGGGTCCACCTGGGGGAATGTGCGAGTATCACGAGCATTTTGGGCTGCATTGGCATCCACCTCCGTGCGCAGGAGAGCAGTATAGGCACCCGCACCTGACATGGGGTTCAGAATGAAGGGGATCATTGTGTTGAATACGATTCGCAGTGCGCTTGGTGCAGACGTGGCTGTCTTCACATAGAGTGCAATAGTCGATACTCCATTGCTCGGCGAGATGCCGGTGATGGACGCCTTTCTTTCGTCTGTTTTCAGCTCGAACTGAAATCCAACGGGCACACCGAGTGTATAGTAATAAAGGAACCCTGACAGTCCAGTCGCCTCAATAGGAATAGTATAGGGAACATACTGGTACAACACATAGTTAGTCTGCACGGGTTGCACAAAGGTCAAGGACCCACCTGGGATTGTGACGCTGCCCGGGAACGACGAGGTATTGGAGAAGGGTGTGGACAGCATACGGGTGAAGACAGCTGAAGCAGTTGGTTGACTTGAATAGTTGAACGCACCGTTGCTGTTCGTGAAGCTACTCGAAAACGCCGCATCGATGGCCAATGTAACCGACCGCGGTGAGTTAGATGCACTTACGCCATTTGCCGAGTAGGTTCCTCCGATCGTCCATCCGTTTGCATTCACAGCAATTGATGACCAGATGTTATCGTTTGCAGGAAAGATCGTCCAGTTCGACAAGTTGAGGGAGGACGCAATGATATTCGAGCTATTCGAGCCTATACCGCACAGAACCCACCTGCCGTTTCCATAGACGAGATCGTTGATGATCACGTTCGGACCGACTAGATTAGGCAGGTCCACGGCCTGAGTTGTCCAGGTCGCACCGCTATCCGTGCTCACACTGATGGGAGCATTCGCACCTAGCTCAGTTGACTTTGCAGATCCAACGGCTACAATGGTCGTATTGCTCACCGCAAACCGGCGAACGTTGGAAAAGAGGGGAGGTGTCGCAGGTGTAGACCATGTCTTTCCTTCGACCGAATACAAGACGTTCGAGTAGAAAAGGGAACTATCGCCAAACTGCCCATAGACGTAGTTGGGGGCAATATATTGCAGCGTACTCTGGCTACTTGCGTTCGTGAAGTTGCTGTTGGCATCCGTCCACTGTGTTCCCCACGAACCTGAGTTTGCGGCACGAGTAAAGGTCGTTATCCTCGTTGACTTGACCACGACCATCCAGTTGGAGACGGAATCACTCGCAACGCATCCAAACGGGCCAGTGGGCGACAAACTTGTTCCGGCCAAGGTCGACGTAAACGTACCCAATGTGTTCGTCGTCGTATTGTAGGTGGCTTCGTAGACGTTCGAAGGAGTGATTGCGACAAAGGTCGTCCCGTTGCGCCCAAAGTCGGGGTAGGTGGGAACTGTCGCAGGAAAAGCCGATCCAAGTGCCCGGTAAGTCCACGGATATCCGGCATTGATGCGTACCCCCGCCGTCGTTACTTGAAATGGGTACGTGTTTGTCGAGCTAAGGTTGGCATAGTTCGATCCAGTGTCTGATGTAATTAAGGCCCACCCCGCCAGAATAAAGGGTGTTGGTGTGTTGCTGAGGGACATCACAGCAGTCGTTGTGGTCGTGACGCCCGCATACGATGCAGTAATGTCTGTGGCATACCGAGGGAACGGCGCCGAGATGGCCGTGAAGTCGCCAGACAGCGTACCACCTGCTGACATGGCCAAGACGGGCTGTGAAGGATACTGGAGCGGATAGAGGTTACCAATGCTATATGTTGGGTTTACTGCCGTGCCGCTTGAGTATTGAGCTGTCTGAAATGAAGCACTAAAAAGCCCTCCGGAAATTGGATCGGTTCCGTTCGTCTGCACAATAAGGAGGTTGTCTGCAATCGCTGTATACGTAACCGTCAGAGACGCTGTTGTGGGAGGTGGCAGGTATCCGGTCGTCGCTGTAACGATGAAGGTTGAACTCGTCGCACCCGTTAACGTTCCAGACAGTACGCCCGATAGACTCAATGAGAGCCCTGCGGGGAGTGCTGGGGACGTAAAGGATTGGATGGAACGCCCACTTGTGGTGGTCACGATAAACTGGTAAGGGGTTATTGCCTTGTTCTGGACAAAGGTCGGTGCATACGTTGGCCACGTAAAGGTGTCATGATTGATCCTGAAGTTCGTGTTGGTATATGTCGCAAACGCCCCTAGTGAATCCGTTGCTGTGAAGACGATAGGTCCGGGTCCGAAGTTGGACGTCGGGGTTCCCGTGAGGTATCCGGTCGTCGAGTTGAGGGTCAGTCCATAGAGCGAAAAATCCACGGAGGACGTGTACGTAATGGGCGATCCTGAGGTTGCCGTCGCCGCGACATGGAACTCAGTGTCCGTAAGTTTGCGAGACACGATAAAGGTGGGGTCAGCAGGTTGGTATGTGAAGCTCACGACGTCGGGGTTGATGGTGATGGAGAGGACGTTAGACGATACAACTGAATTGGAGTTTGTGGCGGTGAAGGTATAGTTCGAGGTCGATGCAACCGTGGGGGTTCCAGTGAACCACCATCGAGTAGGGTTCGTCGGCGAGTTGGAGGCAAGTGACAGTCCAGCGGGAGGAGCCGTTATCACAAAGTTGCGGATTCTTCCATTTCCGCTCGTGAAGAAGTAGCTCGTGGCAGTCACCACGACATCGTTGGATCCCAGTGGCTTTCCAACGTACAGCAGCGAAGAGGCTGTCCCCGTCATGCCCACTGCCTCTGCAAAGTTAAAGGTCAGACTTGTACTTCCCGTCGCCCTCGCAGTCGCATCACTGTAGCTTCCAGTCAAGGTCGTCACCAGGACGCCATTCGATGGAATAACTGCAATGTCTGACAGAGTGGGCGTTCCCGCGAGTTTGATCGTGTTGCTCCCACTAGGAGGTATATCGGTGGGATTGAAAGTGTACGCAGATGATAGGGGCGTACCACTGATGTCCGTGAAGTATACACCATTCGGCAGAGTCGACCATGAATATACGAAGTTATTTGACCCCACGTAGGAAATCGTTTCGGGCAGAATAGATGTGAAGGTTGCGGTCGGGGTACTCGCACGGGTCAGGCCTGAAAAGTTGACCGCAGCCGGTGTGATCCGGACAATGGGTGAGTCCACCTGAATCGCAAGGGTCGTCGTCGTGATATCTCCAGTCGTTGTGTTGCTTCCATAGATCTCGTAATTGCGCCGAGACTGTTTCAGAAAGGGCTTCCCCACAAGGGTATTTGACGTAGAGAAGGAGAGTCCAGTTGGAAGCGCGGGGGTTGTGAACAGACGATCAAACGTGATGCTACTACGAGGTGGATTTGAGAACGTGGGTGCGGTTCCAAAGGTATTGCTGACATTCTCGTATTGGTAGAGTATGAAGGGCGAAGCAGGAGATACGATGATCCGACCTGCAGAGATCGTAACCGGATACGTCAGAGAGTTCACAATCGTCGTTCCGCTCATCAGATCAATCACAAGCAAAAAGGTAGACGCGTAGGATGCAGGTGGCGTACCTGTAAAGTGCACGGTTGCTAAGTCGCTCGATGTTGAGCAATACGGTGCAAGTTGCGCAGAGGATCGAGTGTATCGAAGAGTTAGTGGTGTACCGATACCCGTGAGCGTGAAGTCATAGTCAAAATCCTCGTACTTGTACAGATTGATCGGTACACCGGAGGGAACAGGTGGATCTGCAGTAATGGAGGAGAGGAGAACAGTCACTGTTGTCGAAAGCGTCCCGACACTGATTGGAACACCTGAGATGTACGCACGGATCGTGAGGGTTGCACTCAATGGCGCAACCACTCCAGAAGCTGTGTAGAAGTTGACAACCGTGTTGCCCGCATAGGATGACAGGTAAGGGGTGAGACTTGAAGACGAACTCGTAAAGTCAAGAGTGACATCCGCTACATCGACCGGAAGAGAGAATGCGTACGACAGCGGCACATACGTGTAGGTTAAAAAGGGTGTCGCAAAGGTCGGCGACGAAAGTATGGGAATAGCCGTTACGGTGACATTATTCGTGTAGTTCTCGAATACCACGCCCGTTCCCTCCGAATACAGCTGGAGATTCAACGACATGGGCGCTGTAGTGGGAACATACGTGAACCCCGTGGCGCTTCCAAACGCAACGCTCGTATTCGGTGGACCAATGAGCGAAGTAAGGTCTGTGGTTGACCCATTGTTGCGAATGAGTGGGGTTTCCGTTCCTAGGTGATACACGGAGGTGATTGGTGTTGGACTATAGTAATTGAAGGTGATGGACGGTGTTGACGTAAGTCCTGTGTAGTTCACGATCAATTGAATCGTAGTCGGCAGGAAACTATCTCTCAAGCACAGAGCATTCACAGGTAGCCCCGGAGTTCCATTGTATCCGAGCGTGTACGACAGTGCGTCGCTTCCTGGGATGCACTGGATCGTTGCAGCTGAATTGTAGAGATGGGTCGTTCCGCTGATCGTGATTGCATTCCATCCAGCCGGGATGGTACCGAGTACGTCCGTGGCAACTGCGGTTGTGCCAGTATCAATCCTCCGAATGGAGTTATTCAGGTTATCGGCGACATAGAGATTTCCAGTGGCAGAATCGAGGGCGATGCCGTTGGGTTCATTGAACGAAGCCGCCGCTCCCGTACCGTCTGCATTTCCCGGAGAGCCCGATCCTGCAACAAGAGACACGCTGAAGGGACTGAGTGTGATTTGGCTGATGGTATGGGTTCCATAGTCGCTCACATAGAGTATCCCTCCGACGGGGTCAATCGCGAGTCCAAGCGAGCCTCCCGCAGTCCATAGAACGGAGGATGATCCGCCGAGTACGAGTGCATTCACATTTCCGTACCCATCTGTATGGTATAAAGTGTTAGCCGCGGTATCCAGTGCAAGTGCGTAGGGTGAATATGCTGTGGACAAAATGTCTGTGTCTGTGTGCGTAGTAAGGTCGCGGGACACGAGCTTACTGCTTGTGGACGCTGCAAGGTACAGTGTGTTGGTTGACGGATCCACTGCAAGACCCCAGTACTTTTGTTGATCCGAATAATCCAGTGCACCTTGCCATTCCGTCGTCACCTGGAGAGTGACAAGATTGATCACGCGAATCGATCCCGTATCCAGCTCAGATACGTACAATAACTGATTCGTCTCATCGAGAGCAAGTCCAATCGGGTGATTAATGATCGCCGAGGTGCCAAATCCGTCCAGCGCGAGAACACCGTCCAGGGATACTGCGCCACCCGCAATGATGGACTCAACCTTGGTCGATACAATGATCTTTCGTATGACGCCCTGTGCCGTGTCAGCTACATAAAGGACTCCATTTACGCTGTCGTACACAATGCCAGTGGGCAAATTCGTCTTGTAGACGTTGAAGATGTTGCACTTGGAGTAGACGCGAGACTGGGTGCCGTCGCCGTCAAAGGTGAGATAGTTGCTTCCGTTATTCGGCAAGGTACCATTCACAACAGACAAGGCAATCGATGGAGAAAAGTTGTACGGGTACAGGTTGTTAATATCATGAGCTGGGTACGTTACCGTTGCAGACGACACATTGGGCGGCGTGCCGAATCCCGGGAAAAAGGGTGGACTTGGCGGAACGTACACCGAGGTGCTCGTGATGGTTGTAACGAGATGCGTCGTCGTTCCCGTTGTGGTGCCAATAATTGGAAAGGCGCCACTGTAGTTAACAAGGGGTAGCGAAAGGTTATAGGAAGGCGGTGGGTTCCACGGGGTCGATGAACTAAATGCATACGAAAAGGGTTTGGCAGCGGTTATAGTCAATGGCGTCGTCAGTCCCTTGACTAGGGAGACATCAAGTGGCGAACACAGTGCAAACTGATTCGTCTGTGTGACGCCGGTAGGGTTCGTATACGTGATCGATCCAGTGGTTGACGACACGATGACCCACGTCCCGTTATTTGCCGCTGTTTCTGCGCCTGTGATATACACTTTGCTACCGGCCGTGTAGACGTTTGCGACGCCAGAGACGTATGTAGGTGCATAGGTAAACGTATAGGATACAGTCGCAGTTACGGTTCCGTTCCCGTTATTCGTGAATGCTGAAATGGAATCAAGATCCGGGTTCGGCACAACCGCCATTACTTACTACGGAGAGGTTTGGTTTAACTTACTGCCGCTCAGCCTTCTTCCGTGCATGAGTCAAGCTTGGACCCGGAACAGCCACCTTGACTACCTTCTTCTTTGGCTTCTTCTTCTCTTCAGGTTCCTTGGCTTTGGCTGCAGGTGCAGGGCCATCAGTCACGGGCGGCGCGGGACGTGTACTCTCCGTAAACCGAGCTGAAGCCGTCTCCATCGAGAGGTCCCGGTAAACCATATCCAGTTTGAGCTTCACGAGGCTGGAGTTGTCGTCCATACTCTTCCATGCGAACATTTCGTGTAGCGGACAACCAGGGAATAGGCTCAAATGGTATACGTTTTGTCTCTTCTTCGGCCTGAGCCGTTGCGTGATATTGAGTGTAGAGAAAGAACCCGAATCCTGCAACCACCAATCCAAGCATCACGATGTTCATCATCCACGATGAGGCTTGAAGTAGATCTTGTTTCCGTTGCAGCAGTCCGCTTTCGATTCGGCTCAAGTCGAAGGTGTCGACGAGGGTGTTTGTGACGTGCATTGTTCTGTAGCAGGAGACCATTGTACGCCAAGGAACGACAGCGTATCCTTGGCCCATGGATTCTTCAAGCATGAACACACTCTGATTTTTTGAGGATAGACAAAGACATAGCGTTCTAGATCATACAGCTGGCGACGTGTCCAGTTCTTGGTGCAGACGGTCTGCGTTCCATCGGTGTAGCGTAGTAGAGTGTAGTCCATTACGCAGCTGACTGGAGGCTGTGTGTATACGGGTTATTTTTGAAAGCGTCCAGCAGACCCGGCTGCTCGTTGCGGTTCGTGTAGACATCCTGCTTGAGCGGCTCCACATAGCGCTGAGAGCCCTGCTGGGAGGCAGACGGCGCCTGGCCGCCAAAGGTCATCAGAGGAGCCTCAAATCCGCGCGTGTTGTTGTGCAGCGACTCATCACGGTGCGTCTGCACATTGTAGGACTGCGGGCCAGCCTGGACTGTCATGCCGGCCACAGGTCCAGCCGGCGGCGCACGACCCTCCACCGTCAGCTTCATGAACTCTTGGAACGGTTCCGTAAATGCACGGATATACGTCATGCTACCCGCGGCAGCCGTCGTCGCCGGGTTGGCATTGAGCATTCCCATGGACTCGCGGTTCTGCAGCTTCATTATCTGCTCGGGGTAGAGCGTGCTGGCCTTCTGCTGACCCATTGTCGTATTGACGTGATCCAGCGAGCCATCGGCACCCGTGAGCACCTGGAAGCGATCCGGGCGGTTCTTCTTGACCGGTGCCTGGAGACCCATCTCGGTGATGTAGAACTTGCCCGGTGTCGGCTGAGATGTGTAGGTGACCTTCTCCTGTCCAATGACACGGAGCTCGTCGGTCGTCTTGGGCAGCGCATACTCGCGCATGGCATCCTGGTTGTAGCCACCCGACGGCAAGTTCGTGTAGCCGTCATTCACACCCGGACCCACCTGCAGCTGATCAACCGGGAAGGTGTTCTTCATGGCAAGAGACGTCGCCTGACGCTCCTGCTCCCACTCCGTCTCCACCGGCGTCTTCCACGGGCGACCATTTCCAGCCTCGGGCTTGAAGAAGGCCGGTGCTTCCTCCTTGTGAAAGAAGGTAGTTGTACCCTTGCCTGTGTAGAGATCCAGCACACCCTCCGTGGCACCCGAATACATGGACTGTGTCTGCTTTCCACCAAAGAAGGGCACCATGTTTCCATGACCCGTCTTATCTTGCAGGAGGGTGATCTTGTCAGTTGCAGACTCCTGCGCCTCGGGGTTGACGAACGTCTCCATCGGGCTAATCTTTACCTTCTTCTCACCCTGTGCAGACGCAACAGGCTGTGTGGCAAGGGAGTAGCCAAGGGCGGCCAAGCCGACAAGCATTGCGATCTCCATTTGTGTATCGCGCGAGACAAAATGGATATCCCTTTTGCCAAGGAAGTCAACCTCATACAAAATGCCTGCTACTACTCGCTCGTCCACTCGTCAGCAGCTCAGCGACAACGCCTTTGAGTCCAAGATGGATGAAGTCATTGCGAATCTTACGACCTGCACAGTTCGCATCAACCACGGAAAGCAGTGGACGGCTACGGATCAGCGGATGCTGATTCGCATGTGCCGTCATACGGAGCTGACGCCGGCCATGATGGCGCCCATCCTGGGTCGCACAGAGGAGTCGATCCGCTACCGCCTGGCTAGGCTCATCCACGAGCACCTGGATGGTCGCACGGATGAGGCCTCGATCAAGGAGGTGTCGGACTGGCTTCTCCCCCCTAACTAGGAACGGTTCTGATTCGTAAGCCGCGATTGTTCATTCGTAGGAAACGGCACCACCGCATGTAGCTGGGGCTTGAAGAGTAGCCATTGAAAAGCATACCGAGATTCTTTACCATTCTTTTCCACTGGCACCTCCGTCGGGGTAGCCATCTGCTTCCGGTCGAATCTAGGTGTCGGGACCACGGGAGGGAGCCTAGGATCCATTAAAATATGACGTCAAAATAATGCTGTGGTTCCTGTTAGGAGTCATTCTCATCCTCTTCGTCTATCTGCATGGATCGAAGGAACACTTCTCGGTGTTCGGGCGTGAGATTGCGAACTTCTCCCTCATGGGAGAGGAGACGTGTAGACCAGATGAGGAGATCGATGCGGGTCTCTGCTACAAGAAGTGCAAACCCAGCTACCATGGCGTCGGACCCGTGTGCTGGGCAGATACGCAGGGATGCGGTATCGGCACCGTGATTGGTCTTGAGGATTGTCCGAAGGGTTGGTTCACGGAGGGACTGATCTGCCGTGAGCCAATCACGGGTGGCGGTTGCAATACGCACTGCGACGGAAACTGGAACTCAAGCGATGGTGGATTCTGCCACACTCGCTGTGAGCCCATTGTGGGCGGTAAACTGAAGGGTCGTCTGGACAATGGTGGAAAGTGTCCGGGCCCCCAAGGCGGAGACAAGCCGGATCGTGTGGATGGAATGTGCTATGGCAGCTGTCCGAAGAACATGCCTAAGCACCTGCCCGGAATGCCGTATCTGTGCTATGCAGGAGGTGATCTGTCGTATGGGCGTGGCGTCGGCAGAATCCCGAACATGGTTCGGGTTGCAGGGAAGTATGTCTTCCTGTGATCACGGGTATCTCTTCCACCCATCATTATTCAGCCACAACTGCGATTGCCCATTTTCGTCACGCATAATGAACCGGTTGCTTCCGTCTCTGTTGAACGTGACATCACGACCATTGTTCTGGACTCCATCGATTATCCAGGAACCCAACTGCAGCTTCCCGTCTTCAATGCCGGCACCTGCAGGTCCAGCCGGTCCAGCGGGTCCAGCCGGTCCAGCGGCTCCAGCGGCTCCAGCAGCTCCAGCGGGTCCAATGGGTCCGACGGGTCCAGGCACTGCGCTGTCCGCTCCAGTCGCCCCCTTCGGTCCAGTGGGTCCCTCCGGTCCGGTAGGACCAGGAACCGTGCTCGCAGCTCCAACGGGTCCCTTGTCGCCCTTCTCACCCTGGTCGCCCTTCTCACCCTTGAGTCCATAGGGAGCAGCGCTCACCGCTTTTGACGTGGTCGGCGCCTCGGCAACATACATGTCCGCACCCGTGAAGTGCTCCGTCTCCGTTCCCGTCTGTTGAAACTGTGTTCCATACTTTGCAGCCTGTCCGGCGATCGTCGAATCATAGCCAGACCACTCGGTGCGAGAGTAGGGCGTCATGTTCATGGTGTTGAGCATGGCCTTGAACTTGGCGACTGCGGCACGGAAGGCAGAGGCATCCACTCCCGGAGGAGGCAGAGGCAGCTCAGCCTTGCCCGTAGGCTTGAATCCGAAGCAGTTGACACCGAACTTGGTATTGGGATCAAAGTAGCCGCCATTCACGCCCGGACGACCACAGGCCGTGCGGCGAACCGTATCGGGCTCCGCCTGGAGAGACTGCCACGTGCCACGCTGCGTGGGGTACAGTGCAAACCCACCCGCCGACCATCCGTAGCTGCACCATTCGGCGCCGTGGTTGTAGGCATCAATGATCTGCTCGAGAGTGGCGAGTTCGGCTCCGTAGGCGGCGCAGACGGCAGGAGCATCTGCATAGGTGAACTGCGAATCGTCAATGTGAAACACCTCACTGCCAACCTGGGGGCCACCCGACGTGGACGTCACCGGCTCAGGGGCCTTCGGTGCAGGGGTTGCGGTGGGGGCGGTGGTCATCTTGAGAACATTGAAGTCAATGAACCCATAGTACCACAGCACGAGCACGATCATTGCACACACGAGCCAGAGTGCAAAGACTGCGATCACGGATCCGGTGGAAAAAAGGACGAACAGGGTAAGGATCCCGACGAATCCCAGTGCGATGAGGAGGGTTGCTTCCACGGACTGCATGTCTTATTACTAGGTGAGGCGATAATACATTAGCAAGCGCATGGTGTCCGCCATTGGAAACTGCTGCGGTCCATGGCTGTGGACATGGGCGTCATTGTAGGTGACCCATGACTTGCCAGGTGGCATGTCGCGGCCGTACGTCCACCAGTGCCCTCCGTCGTAGCAGACAACTGCGAAGAGGGCATATTCCACCTTGTTCAGGCTCAGAATGCTCGAGTAGGTCACGGTCGATCGCAGCGACGTGACGTGGAAGGTGAGGATCTTGGGGAATCCGGCCAAGAGGAATTGCTTCGTACATCCCTTGCCCTTGCACTTTTCGCATGACCAATCTGGGATTGCATGTGGCTGTGCGGCGGAGACGATTGCAGACGCAACTGACTCCTTCGGCTGCGACGGCACGATCGGGAACTCAATCATGGTCTCCCGCTTTCCATCTGTGTAGGGACAGTTGTCGCACTTGAGACGATTCTCCACGCTGAAGCGGAACAGCTTATCTAGCATCGGAACCTTGTCGCAGAGGAACTCCAGCAGTTCATGCGAGTCGCCAATCCCCTCACCTGCGGGCATCAGCGTCGTATTCACACACGCGTAGAAGTCCTTGAGTCCCATGGCACCGCTGGACGACCAGATGGTGTGGAGACAGACTTCGACGGGGTTGGTTGTGTCATGCTTTCCATCTTGAAAGCGCTGTTGCAAATCAGGGATACGGAAGACTGCCTGCAGAGCCGCGTTCACCCAGCAGGATCCACGCTGATTGCGCAGCCCGAATGACTTCATTGTTAGTGGTTGAGAGTCCATGTTTACCTGAAGAACGCTGAGAAGTCAGATAAGAACGGAACTGGTTCCGTTTTGGACGATCCTACACTCGGCGTGAACTCTTGGTAAGGATTGGGAAACAGATCCTTGTCGCCCGGAACTCTGGACGATCCGAAGAACTGGCTATTCGGATCCGAGCCCGTTCCCGCCGCGCCCGGCAGAACGCCCGATGTGACCAGTGTCTGATGCTGCGACGGCCTCGTGATGCCTGCACCCTCCACCATCGTCGATTCCACCGGCTTGGGTCCAAGCAGAGTGGGGTAATCGCGCACTCCACCGCCCAATTCAGATCCTGCATTGTCGCCCATTCCCGTGTACGCGGGTCCCCAGATATTGCCCTTGTTTCCACCCGAGTTGGATGCAAGAACTGTGCCTGATCCGCCCGTGGTGCCGCCCGTGGTACCGCCCGTGGTACTGGAGCTGCTGCTGTCGTCGGAGCTGCTGCTGTCGTCGGAGCTGCTGGAACTGGACCCAGAGCCACTGCTGGAACTGGACTCAGAGCCACTTGTCGGCGCACTCGTGTAGTCGGCATCCTGACCGAGACTCGCCAGGATATCGTCGTAGCCCGTCGAGGCGGAATACTCGTCTGCCGCAGTCTGAGCCGCAGTCAATGCCAAGTTCGGAGCACCCGGTGTCTGGACTACAAAGTAGGCCTTGAGGAGTTCCTTGATATCCGCCTTATGCGATGCCAGAAATCCCGTTCTCGCCCGGCTCGTCAGAAACGTGTCAACATCCGCCACCTTGATGGCAGCCTTTGCGGGTTGATAGACGGATGTGTGGAAGTCGCCCATTACATCGGAGATCTTGCCATCCACGAGCTTTCGCCGGTAGGCCGTCAAATCCTGATTGTGGCGAGCCCTTGCCGCAGCGTCTGCATTGGACGGAAGGATCGGCTTGACTGCATGGTTCTCGGTTTCAAGTGCAGCCACGAGCGTAGACGGCATCATGCCCACAATAGCCGGATAGTCTGATTCACCATACGGCGGACCCCTGAGTGCGATCGTATCTTGGAACCCCTCACGGGCGGTCCACATGAACAGGAGAGCCACGGCAAAAAGTAGAACCCAGGTCCACGCCTTCATTACACTCTCACAAGACATTTCGCGGAGGAAGGAGAAGTGTGAGAAGCACGGCAAGGATGGCTACACCCGAAATACCAATGACGACATACAATAGGGTATTGTCAACCGGCGGAGGCTTCGTCTCTGGGGCCGCAGCGGGTGTCTCCACTGGAGCGGCGGCGGACTTGATCTGCATTTCCCCCCACACGGTGTTCAGCACATCCAAGTATCCAGACTGCGCGGCACCATTCTGTCCATTGATGAAGTACATCTTCAGGAACTCACGCACATCCGAGATGTTTGCCTTGACCCACGGCTCAGGATATGTCTCGAAGAACTTATTAAGCTGCGCAAGAGTGATCGTGGACGTAGCCGGCTTGTACACCTGCCAATAGAAGCTGCTCATGACCTGTGCAATCGGGCTGCTATTGGTGCTGTTGCCATAGACGATCTTGACCTTGTCCGTGTCTGACAGAACCGCAGACGTCACACCCACATGCTTCTTGATGCTATCCAACATGGAGGGAGACATGAGGTTAATCAACTGACCTGCGGTTGCAGGTGTGTTTCCATACGGAGGCCCACGGACCGACGCCGTATCCTCAAAGGATTCACGACGAGTCCACAGAAAGAGGGCGATCACGGCGCCCAGCAAGAGCCACTTTGTCTGCATTAACTCTCTACAAGACGTTTTCTTTGCATCCGGGCTCCTTTGTCTCTGAGCAGACGTCATAGAACAGAGCACTCGTCTTTCCAACCGTCTCGTAGTTGGCTTCTCCTAGCCGACGAGGCTTGAGTTGCTGTTTCAGAGGCGCATAGTATCCTTCGGGGACCGGGCCACCCTTGCGAGTATCTGCGGGAGTGTACACCTCTTCTGTGCGGACACGCACCTCATCACGTCCGTCCTTGGGTTCCAGTGCTTCACTTGGCGAGAACTTTATCTGTTCCAGTTCCTTCGCAGCTGCAGACCCGCCTGGCTGAATGTGGAACCCATCGGCAAGAATCAGTCGAAGCGCAGACGGATCAATCGTGGTTCCGGCGACATCCGAACTCGTGAGGAAGCGCTCGATATCTGCAGTGGTGGGCTTTGTCGTTGCAGGGTTGTAGACCTTATCGTAGAACGCCTGAATAGCCTTGATGTAGTCGTCGTCATTGGCACCGATCGGAACCTGTGCATCCACCTTGCTCTTCCACACTGCATAGATCGGCGACTTGGTATCTGACGGCGGCCGCTGGACAGCCGTGGCTACACCTGCACTGCCTACACCATACGCAGCTGCTCCCGCTGTGGACGACTTGAACTCTGTGTCTACGAATGTCTCTCGCAGAGTCCATACGATAACAAGCAAAAAGAGGGCGAGTGCGATCCACTCAATCATTATTACTGAACAACACAAAACCAAGACTCCTCCTTCTTGGGTGGCGGAGCGGCTTTGGGAGGCAGCAGCTGCTGCGTAGGCTTCTTGCTTCGGTCGTCGGATGCGTAGTCGAGGGCGTAGACACCCGATGCGATCGCCTTGTCCGATGATTCCACACCTTGCCACGAAGACTGCATTGCATCATACTTGGACTGCGACACCGCATCACGGGGCGCAAACTCCTTGAATCCAGTTGCAGGAGTGTGAACCGCAAGGGAACGAGTGTAGTCCGTGTACTGTTGTAGCGTTCGCCCGTCATGTTCCTTCACAGGTTGGGATGCACTCAGCTCCGCAAGGGATGTCATATTATCACTTCTCTATATAAATGACCACAACAGTTCTCCGTGGCGCCGACAAGAAAGAGGAAGCGAAGAAGCTTCTTAAGCAGCGTCCTCTTCTTGTGTTGTTTTTCATGAATGGATGCCCCCACTGCGAGGCGAACAAACCGGCGTGGGACGAGGCGAAGCGCAAGGCGGATGTCCCGACGGCTGAGATTGATGAGGAGGCTACGCCCGAAGGAGAGGCGACGGGGTTCCCGACGATGAAGTATCTGAAGGATGACGATGCCAAGGAAATCTCGGGACAGAAGGAGTCAGGCGATGATATCCTGGATGAGCTCAAGGTGCCGAAGAAATCAAGTGGAGGCCGTCGTCGTCGCCTGCGTTCCCGTCGGCGCATCAATAGAGGGGGGAGTCATACGCGGCGGCACCGTACCCTTCGCAGCTACGTAACCTTCTGAGAGCAGCTTGTCGGCACGTTGTCCCTTGCCCATGAACTTCAGGAGCCCGGCGTGGTCATCCGTGACCACCGTGTGGAAGTTGCGCTGAGCCTGTACCATTTGGAAGACATCCGTTGTATCCATGTAGATGTTGGACGTCTTGGCAAAGGCGGCATTCACCTGGTCGCGCACGTCCTTGCGTGTAATATCCGCTGCCGGTGGCATGTTGGGGTTGTCCAAGATATCTGTCAGGTGAGGGTTCATGAACGGATTGTCATCGGTAGGCAAGTTCTCCTTGTCTCCCACGTAGCCGGACACGACCAGGCCATTGCCGAATGTCTCTACGATCTTCCTCGCTTGGGGGAAGAGCGCATTCAGGACAACGGTGGATCCCATCACCAGCGGGATAATGAGCAAGTACAGAGGCTGCATACTCGACAAAAACAGGAGGGCAGCCAGATAGACTGAAAAGCGGACAACTGCATTCAGCGATTCCGAGACAGGCATGTGAGCCGTCGGGACGAACTTGTACCACGCACCCTGGCTGAACAGGACGCTGGGGTCGGAATACCAAAAAGGCTCAGTTGACATCTCTCTTATCTTCACTTGCGAGACTTTTCACCGAGCTTCCTCTGTAGACGTGCCATCATACGAGCACGGCGAGCCTCGGGCGAGTTGGACAAGATCTGCTTGGAGGTGTTTCCAGTCGCCGGTTGCTCACGCTGCCCGACCACCATCTCGTTCATATACTTGCCAAAGGACGACGTCATCTTCGCGCGGAGCATCTCAATCTCCCGAATGAGTTCCTGCTGATTGATCTTACCCGAGGCAATGCGGTCCTTCAGAATCTCCTGCGCACGTTCCATGATGGTCTTGAGGGCCTCGCTGTCGTGGGGGTTCTGCATGAGGCGGATCATCTCGTCGGGGTCCTCCAGGTTGATGTCCAGATCCTCAAACTTGACAGACTGCACCAGGTCGCCAATCACACTCGCAAGGCGGGTGTTCATGATCAAGTCAATGATCTCCTTCAGCGAATCCTGCGTCTCCTCATTCTCCAGGATCGCCATAACCTCGTCCTGGCGACCACCTGGGATGGCGCCCTTGATCTGCTCAAAGATCGCCGCAAACTTCTCCTTCGGGTTGCCATGGAGCACTGCATACAGCAGTGCCATGCGAACCTTGTGCCACGACTCGTCCGATCCATCCCACTTGACCTTGATGTCCGGGAACAGCTCGGGCGCCAAGTCGGGATCCGTGAAGAGCGTATTGTCCTTCTTGACAATCTCCATCAAATGGGGAAGGAGTTCCTTCTCAATGTGAGCGAACAATTCATCGGATGCCTTCGGGAACTTGACACCCGGCATCCGTTCCTTGAAGTGCTGAAGCAGATTCTTGAGGTGCTCCATTTATTAGTGTAGTAGAGTAGTCTTGTAAACAGATTCAACGAAGTGGACAAGCAGTGCAACCGTCAGTCCAAGCACAAAGACAGTCAGGATGCGATCGGACTCGCTCATGGTGTCAAGGTCAACGTCGAGGTCGAGGATCATTGTGTGAATAGATCACACACTCTTTAAGCAGCACGGTTGCCTCCGCGCGACCCAAACTCGGCCTTCTGCTCATTGGTCAGGCACACGCATCCGAGGTCGCCCGAGAAGGGAGACGGGCAGCACTCGGCACTCTGCTTGTTGTTGGCGAACCCGTAGAGCGGGGCATCATCGGTCTGGGAATACGGGTGCTCGGGGGTCGGCATCGGCTCCGTACCCAGCATCGGCGACGACCCCGAGTAGCCCATGACCGACTGGGTCGCAAGTGGCATACCCTTCTCCTGCTGCATGAACTTCTCCTTCACGTCCGGGGCAGCCGACAGCATCGTGGAATTGACGAACATCCCAGCAAGGAGGGCGGCAACGAAAAAGGCAAGGACGGCTGTGGTTCTCTTCATACTTGTGTTTGTGGTGAGAAAAGAGTGGTCGTGGGGACAAAATGGATCCGTTTGGGGGCAGCGAACTAGAAGAGTACCATGGAGACCCCCAATTACAGTTCGATGTACCTTGCTGACCTTAAGCTCATTGCCAAGACTCGCCGTATCAAGATGTATTACGTGAAGACGAAAGATGAACTGGTCGCCCTCCTCACTATGCCCGAGCTCCCCCAAGCAATGAAGGTGGAGAAGATGACGATTCACGACCTCCGCAAGGAGGCGAGGGCGAGGAACATCTCAGGCTTCTGGAGCCTTCGCCGAGGCGACCTGGTTCGCCTACTGTTTCCTGAGAATGTCAACCAGGCTGCCCCGAACGAGGATAAGGAGGATCAGGGCAAGGCAAACGAACATCATCAGCCAGAGGAGCATGACCCCAAAGAGGTAGGGGTATAGGATGTTCAAGACCCTTGCAATTAATGGACGCAGCACCTCCGACTCGAGGGTCGCCTGGAGCTCGGCCGACTTCAATTTTTCCACGACATCCTGAATGAGCGGGTCCAGAAACTTCGGCATGGCGAAATTTGTCTCTTCGTCAGTATAAATACGAATGAAGCTCACGCAACCGAAACTCATCCGCCTGGGCATGGTGCTTGCTGGAGTGGTCGTCCTGTACACTCTGTTTACGTCGTATGGTGGTGGCAAGGGATCGCTCCTGGATCGCGCCGAGGAGCTGGGTGGTCTCGGACCGTCTGGACCGATGTCGCAGTCGGGTCCGTCCATGGGACTGCCGTTCAGCATGGGTGGCAACGCCGCCTCCGCCGAGGGTATGCAGGGACGCACACCGGCCTCGCAGCAGACGTACCAGGAGACGACCCTGAACTCGGACGAGCTGCTCCCCAAGGGCAAGATCGGCGCCTCGTGGGCCGCCGTCAACCCTGCCAGTGGCGACGACCTCAAGGGACAGAACTTCCTGCAGTCGGGCTACCACTCGAACATCAACATCATCGGCATCGCGCAGACGAACCGGAACCCGACCTACGACATCCGCTCGGAGCAGCCCAACCCGCAGGGCAAGGTCGGCCCGTTCCTGCAGACGACGATTGACCCGGACCCTTTCAAGTCTACCCGCGGCCTGGAGGGACTTTCGGCTTAAATCTCGTAGCTAAGTAATGCTGCCTGTCGCCATTGGTGTCGGCGCCGTCTTGGCTCTGTCGTATGTATCGGGACCTCGTAACACGACGCCCATGACAGGTCCGGATGGAGAGACATATGAGATTCAGAATCTGCCCAATAAGGAAGAAGCCGTCAAGCGGATGGCGGGGATCTGTGCAAAGCTGACCAAGCTACGGGAGCATTATGGGAGCGAACCAGGTCTTGCTGCAGATCCGCCAGTGGCTCGTTTCCTTGCACGGTTCCAACCCGATTGCTTTGTAGAGAATGACATGTCGTCCAGGGATACATCGTATTCCGAGAACAAGGGACAGAAGATCGTCGTGTGTCTGCGGGACAAGACCAAGGCACCTGCGTATCCTCTTATAGAAGAGAATACCGTCATGTTCGTGATGCTGCACGAGATGGCGCACTTGATGACGGAGACAATCGGTCATACACAAGAGTTCTGGACAAACTTCAAGCGCATCCTCCACGACGCTGTCAAGCTGGGCATCTATTCCCCTGTCAATTATGCGCAGACTCCCACGCCGTATTGTGGGATGATGATTACAGATAATCCTATCTAACCTCACTACAATGGAGCTGAAGGTGCCTCTTGAAGGCTCGTCAACGATCCTGTCCTTCTTCCCGGACGACACGATCGAAACTGTTAGGCAGCATGTTGCTCTTGCAAAGCAAACACACCCGGATCGCCTGTTCATTCAGGTCCAGGTGGAGCTGCCCAAGGACTATTACTCGTCCAACCCGAAGCGATGGATGGATCTCTTCTACCGCCTGTCTCATGGAAAGAACGCCATTCGGGCCGATATGTTGGATGCCTATGTCTCCCATGTCCGTCCGGGCACAGGTGTAGCGGCTCGGGATGTCTCTCGAGAGGATTGGCATTCGGTGGAGGACTTTGTGCATCCGCTCTGCCACCCTCCGGGTCCTTTCAAGGAATGGCGCATTCTCGGTGTGTCCGAGGACAAGTCGATGGTTCTTCCCATCCCTCCCAAGGATACGCCCATTCCTGCAGCGTATAGTCCGGCACCGTCCCGTCAGTTGCTGTTTGAGACCATGCACCCCGAGGAGGTACACGCATTCATGGCAGTGGAGCTGGATCCGGCAGCCGCAAGTGATATGATTCGGCAAGTCTACTTTCCCTTTTTCCAGTCATCCACTCCTGTCAATATTGAGACACTTCGTATCCCACTCAAGGCTGCTCATGAGCAGATTGCGTCGCTTCTGAAGCTCAAGGCACCTGAACCTACCCATGCGTCGATCTTACGCGCCAAGTGGTACATTCCCTTGATCTCCACCAAGTTCACGGCTCCCCGAGTTCGGTTTGAGCAGATCTTTTATGGTCTCTCCGTGTCGCCGACTACGCCGGTGGTCAGCTACTTCACGTCCAAGGGCGAGATCACCCGGCACAAGTTCTACGTCGAGGATCCCAAGACCAAGGACCCTATGCTGAATGTGCCCATGTGGAAAGCATGGATGAACGGGACACAGCCGCAGCGCCGTCTGCCTACGCTCCTCTTTTATCGTGGCAAGAACCGCTCCTCCTTCGATCGCATCGCCATCACCAACAAGGACATTACGGTGTCGACGTGGAGAGGCAAGGAGTCAAAGGAGACTCTTGCCGAATTGCAGGAGGAGATGCTGGAGTGGATGAAGACGCTCGATGCAGTCATGCCGTTCCTGGTAGATACGGACATCGGTCTCTCTCGGTGGGTGCTGAATGATTTGACCGTGGTGGCGTCGTATGCCAAGGAGATTTCCGAGTTTGACATGCGGCGATTCAGCTGCCTCCAATCTGTCTTTACATACCAAGACAATGCATTCCGACTTGTTCGTGCCGATCGGGAAACAGACGTGCCTCCCGAGGTTCTTCGAGCGTATACCATTCTGCAAGAGGACGGATCTCTTGAGACTGAGATGGGTGTTACGGCTGCAGAAGCCGAAGCACTGGCCGAGAAGGTACAGGCTCTGGAGACGGACGAGAACTTCAACTTTGAGAAGGCAACGGGATCGTATCCGGTGGTCTCCTTCTCCTCCAAGGATGTCATGGTCAAGTTTGTGAAGAACATGGATCGGGTACTGGACTATGCGAGTATGCTGCGCTATGTGCTCACGTCGGACAAGGAAGAGGTGAATACACTCTGTCCCCGTCGGTTGGAAGTGGTGGAGGCGTCTGCAGGTGTGGCAACCACTGTGCAGGTAGAGGACGAGTTTGATTTGGGGGACGTCTTTGCAGAGGAGATTGCAGCTGCCGCAGCCGCTGAACCGGCACCGAGCAATGCAGCCGCTGCCCCTGCAGCCGCGGTGAGTGCGATGCGTGTCAAGAAGAGTGGACCGATTAGCACCCACAACTACTTCAACAACCGCATTCTGCAGATTGATCGGGATCTGGTGGATGACGAGTATTCCAAGAAGTGCGAGAAGCTGACACAGGTTGTGGTCTTGACCGCCGAGGATCAGGAGCGTATCCCCGAAGCCTACAACTACTCCACTGCACCTGCAAACGAAAAGATGACGGTTGCCAAGGGAATCGCAATCTGTCCTCAGTATTGGTGTATGCGAGACGAGATCCCCCTGTCCGAAGCCCAGCTCGTCATGGACGATGACAATGCTCAGTGCTGCCCCGTGTGTAAGGGAAAGGTGCGCATCACGGACAAGGAGGACCCCCGAGAGTTCACGGTCATCAAGCGCAAGGGCGACTACAAGTATCCCGACTTCAAGGAACCCTCTGCCAAGTCAACGAGCAAGAAGAAGGTCCCGTGCTGCTACCGCAAACCTGCCGCCACCACCGCCGTTCTCCCCAAGGGTGGTCCTCCGCAGGATGACTACTATGTGCTGAGTGCAGGTGTCATTCCCGAGTTCCGCATTGCCTACCTGCCCCCGGAGCTGACGAGACGCATTCACGTCAAGACAGACTATGCAAAGACGTGTCCGAGCAATCGCATTGAGGCATCGGCAACCGATATGTTCCGTATTGGTCTTGGCCGTGCCCGGGATACGCTGCCCACACTGCTCACGGGCAAGGAGACACGAATCCCCTCTCCTGCCGCCGGCAAGGAGCAGGTTCTGCAATGCTCCTTCTTTCGCACCTGGAAGGATCTGGGCGATGGCGATACACTGATTGAGCGCATCGTAGATGGCATTGACCGAGCCTTTACTGCAAAGACCATGTCTGCACTGGACGAGATCGAGTACGTGTCGATGGTCATGGACTGCCGCGTCATGCGGATCAATCTTGCGACCAACACCATGTCGTGTGGATTCTGGGCCGACAAGACCAGCGCCCGGTCTCGAACCATCGTGTTGCTGGATACGGATGTGCTTGGCAAGGTGTCCCGTCGTGCGGGCAATATCGGATCCAAGTTTGACTTCGTGGTGGATGTCAATAAGTTCGACCCCAAGGCCAAGAGCACCCTGCAGTCGCTGCACACTGCCTCCTGCTTGAGCTCAACGCCGGGCTTTGACGATGCCGTGAAGGAACTCATGGCAAAGAACGTATCCAACTACCAGGTGATTCTGGATCCCTTCAAGCGAGTACAGGCTATTTTTGTGCCCGAGCAGATCGTGCTACCAATCCATCCGGTCAACATGGATATTCCCGAAGGCGTTGCCGTGCGGTCTGGCTATGCAGATGTCAAGGACGAAGAGCTTCCGACGAACGAGACACTCAGCAACTTCTTGAAAGATACCCGACACGCTGGGTTCAAGCGCAGCGAGATTCTGCAGGGATCCGACGGCACCTACAGTGAGCTCCTGCTCGAGTCCGGCTTCCGTGCACCCTTCCGTCCCGAAGCAGGAGACCAGGAGGATGCAAAAGAGGTTCTCCAGACGGTGCGCAAACACACGGAGGAGGCACTCGTGCATGCAGCACCCAACAAGGAGGATCTGCGTCTTGCAAGTGATATCACGTATTCCTCGGAGGTGTTTGAGTTCCTGATGTTCTCGCTATCCAAGGATATCCAAGAGACAGATCACGAGGAACTACGGGCGGCTGTGCAGACGCCGGGGCCGAACCTGTATAAGGATCTGGCGGGATGGCTGAGCAGAGAAGCCTACTGGGACGAGGTGAATGAGCCTGTTCAGTTCGTGAACAAGGTTCGCACACCCTGTGGTCAAATGACAAACGCCGATACCTGCAAGAAATCCACGCTGTGTGGATGGCATCAGGATACGTGCAAGATCAAGGTGCAGTCGGTTGTGGATCGGGCGCAGGTGCTGAAACGCATGACAAAGGTGCTGAAGGAGAATACCAAGCAACGTGCACTGGTGTTGGACGGTCGCCTATCTCCTTTCTTCAGTACAATCCTCTATCTGGAGATGCCCCATGAACTGATTACAAGCGACGTCTAGTTCTCCGCCCTTTGCCCATAGCAAGAAGACGATCGTTGGTGTTGAGGAGTTCAGATAGGCGTTCCTGCTTTGCCTCAGACGGATGCTCCCAGCCAGGGCGATCACGATTCCTCGGGGACATGATGGCAGTTGCGTGTTTCAGAATATCCTCCTCACGTGCTTGCTGAATGCGCTCAATCTGCTTCAAGCGCAATATCCGCTGCGGGGCGCTCAGTCCATCTGTGCGACGCTGTGTCTTTGCTCGTGGCTTCTTGCCGCTGCCACCGCGACGGCCTCCAGTTGCTCCCATTGCATCTATGCACTCTTTTTGCGTAGGGAAGAACGAGAACTTCCATCCTGCCTTCGTGTAGGTGTCAATCTCTTGCTGGGTCACGGGGAGATCGCCGGTGATGAGGGTCTTGTCTGACTTGGTCAGATTGAATGTTGAAAAGCGAGTCTTGAACTCATCGTCGATGTATTTCTCCAGAACATCCGCCGTACATGCGCCCTTCACGCCAACCTTCTTCTTCCAGTCGCCTGTGAAGGTTCCCGACAGCAGGTTGTAGGTGTATGTGTCTCCCGACTTCCGCAGTTCACCCGCACCATGAACCGCAGACGCCTGTAGATTCGTCGCAATTGCAAGATGGATCGTGCCCATTTCCAGGGCCGACCACGTCTTTGTCGCCGCAAACTGCACCGGGCTTGCCGCACGTGTGTAGAAGATCCACGTATACAGGCCATCCGGCATCGAACGCAGGTCCTTCCAAATTTGAAGCGACTTCAGGTACGCCTGAAGCTTGTCCCGAGCAGGGAGGGTCGCCATCACATACTGCCCACCCTCGTTCTTCACGTCGCAGTTGAACGACTTCTTCGTATCTGGGTTCTTCTTCACGAACACGGGAAAGAACCGAGTGACGAACTTCCATCCATCAGGCGTTCTCCACCAGCCATCCACATAGTGCTTCAGTCCAGCCGACCACATTGTCTGGCATGGGCCGGCATGGGAACCGGGAACAAACACCCCGTTTGCGGCGTTCTCTTCCTTGAGTTGCTCCATGGTATTCTTGCGGGTCTTCTTGACCACCTCCATTGTATTCCGAACAGAAAGTATTGACACGGAGATCCGTAGCAATACATGCGTTCACCGGGAATCGAACCCGGGCTAAGAGAATGGAAATCTCTGATCCTACCACTAGACGATAAACGCTACTCCTTGGTGGAATTGAACCACCGACTTATTACGTGTAAAGCAATCGCTCTACCTCTGAGCTAAAAGAGCTTAGTGTTTGCGACGGGTCTTTCGCGCACGTCGACCCCGACGTGTACGACCATTGCCAAATGAAGCCTTTGTCTCCTCATACCCAGGTCCACCTGGAATATCCAAACGCGGAGGTGCATACTTCAGTTTCTCATGCACTGGAGATTTGACAGCCTCCTTTGCAAGCGCCTCTTTCTCTTCAGAGATCTTCTTATATTTGAGGATTAACTCATCAAAAAAGCGGAGTTTTCTCTGAGCAGCTGCGCCCCATCGCTCTTGCGCACCGTTCATAAGTTGCCTTAATCGTTGTAAAGTACCAGTCGGCGGAATTACACGGGACCGCATAACCCTATTAAGTTCGTCCGAATGGACACGCCACACAGCCTCAAGCCCGTCTGCGTTCTGAGTTAGTCTGTCATATTCGTCAGTATCCGCTTGGCTCCAGACTTCTTTCCCAGGAGTGTACCTTGGCATTATTTATACCTAAAGGTTTTTACGCCTTGGGCGCCGGCTTGACGAAGTGAACCTTCAGGAACGACTGGAGGTTCAGGTAGGTCACCTCATCCTTGTCCGACACGCGCAGGAGCTTGGCGAGCGCGGCGTTCGGGAGGATGCGGCGCTTGAACGAGGGGTCAAAGCACGAGTGCTTCTTGACGTACTCGCTGATGAACTTCGTCACCTGCGTCTGCGAGCGCGTCTCGCCCGCCTTGAGGCCCATGAAGTGGCACAGCTCCTCCGTCAGCGGACGCTGAACGAGAAAAGCATTGTTGGCACGGCGCTTCTCCCAGGCCGCGCGCTGCTCCGGCGTCATCGTCGCCGGGTCAACCTTCTTCTTCTTCTTGGAGTCGCGGGCCTCGCGCTTGGCGGACTTCGCGGCCTCCTGGACCGCCTTGACGGCCTCGCGAACACGGGTCGAGAGATCCGTGCTGAGCGCCTTGAGCGTCTCCGCGAGGGCCGAGAGCTGCGACTCCGAGGAGGCAGCCGGGACAGCCGCCGCGGCCTCAACCGCCGGGGCAGCGACCGTCGGCACCGTCACCTCCGCCTTCGCGGGAGTGGCGGCCTTCACGACCTTGGTCTTGGGCGCCTTGGCCTCAACGGCCTTGGCAGGGGCCGCCGGCGCCGGGGCGGCAACGGCGGGGGCAGGGGCGGCGGTCTTCGGGGCGACATCCTTCTTGGCGGCAGGCATCTTGTTTGACTTAGAAACAGAAGAAGAGGCAGACATCTTTAACGCACTGGTATACTCTTACCTCCGGCGGTCATCTAAACCCTTTTCTTTTCCACAAAGGGGGGAGGGGGTCTCTTGGAGAATGTCAGCAGTCGTTCCTTTGCTCCAAGGTAGTATGCCTGGTAGGCGAGGACGGGGTCGTCGCACTTGAACTCGTCCGGCATTGCCATCCGAAACGGCGTCCGACCCACAGTGGGGAGGGGCGGCAGGTTGGTGGCGAGCCAGGTTAGGTGCGCCTCGGTCTTGTGCGTCTTTCCGTAGCGGAAGGTGTACTCACGGCAGAGACAGAGTCCCAGCTCTGCGAGCCACTGGTAGTTCTCGGTGGACTCACGTGCCCACACGGAGCACGGGTGATTGACATGGGTCTTGCGGTATGCTGTTGCGGGTACATTGTCGGGGTTCGTCATCCAGTGGGCACAGTAGAGGAGCTGTGCGGTTTCAAGTATCATCTTGACGACATGCTTGTCGCAATGAGACTCGGCGGCTTCGCGAGGGATGAGAGAGAGGACGAAGATATTCATGGTGGCAACTTCACTGTTTTTGGCGAAAATGGTTTCGTTTTACATGAGGTGAGCGGGTACTTGCATTACGGGGGCGATGAGGTCATTGACGTTAGCCCTGCCCGCTTGAACATCTGCAATCATGGCAAGGATTCGTTGTCTGAGGGGCAGTTCTTCGTGGCGATCAACGAACCTAAGCACTCGAGAAGCCTGATACAACTCGAGCCACTTGCGGAGGTGTTGATTTCCTCTCGAAATGAAGATGACCTTGTCGGACGCGGCGACCTTGTCCCCGTGCAACTTATAAGGGTACTGTTGCCCGTCGTCGATTCGAACGTACACGTGTCTCTTCCAGTTGTCTCCGAACACTTCTTGGGCGACGGATTCAACAAGCGGTATAGTACCTGTATCACGTTCGCCGTATAAGAAGAGGAAGTTGTAGTTGATCGCATCCACCCTAGGCATATCCTGCGGTGCCCTAGAACGCATGAACTCGTTCAAGAAAGCGCGCTTCTCCTCCGAATTGCCGATCGTAAAGTGCTCGTCGTTCATTTATTCCTTTCCTGAGAAATTAATCAGTTAGAAACGAACGTATCTAACTAACAACGGTAGATGGCCGACATGACATTGAACACGGTGATGTAGGGCTCCTTTTGCAGCGTCACCAATCTCATCAGCATCCGGAGGGAGTTGACAATGTAGCTCGGGGAGTTTGCAGAGAGGAGCTGGGCAGACAGCATATAGGTGCAGAGGCCTCTGGCAACAGGGCAATCCTCGCGCAGGAAACGCCACATGGCGACATGAGATGCCTTGCATAACTGCATGAGCTGTCCTAGGGATACGTCCGTGAACCCGTTATCTGCGAAGGTTTGGCACAGCATCGTCAGTCGCAGCCTTGCACGTTCCTCGGCGTTCTGCACCTCGGGTGGCATGACCATTTTGCGATTGATCCGCAGTACCCACATCTCTCGCAGTCTCTTGCGGGTCTCGGTGGTCAGGGGTCCACGAGTATAGGGGTTGGCAGGATCCACGGACTTCAGCGACCACACCCAAATAGAGGCAAAGTCAAACCACCACACCTTGCCATTCTCCTCAAAGGCAAAGTAGTCAAACGGGTGCTGCCGGGATGCCTCGACGCCCGACACAACCTCCTCGTCATTGCCGAGGTTCTGCCGCCGTAATACACCGGGTCCAGCAAGACGCAGATGATGTTGGACGAGCCACCTACGGGCGACTGATTGACAGACCACCACTCGGGCGTCCATACCACTCTTGTCCTTCCATAGCTCTACGTTTTTTGCCCGTGCGTGTGTTCCGCATAGGGTATGTCCATTCATTGCATTGGACGTACATTGGTTAGGTAGTCCTCGTCGCTTTGTCGCCGCACACCTACCCATTACCCTTGTCTTGGATAGTTCTTGAAAGTAGAAACGTGCGGACAAAATGGATCTACAGAGTAGCAGCGGAATAGGACCACACAAGCAGCTCAAAATGTCCGTCAACGCCATCATCAACGCTTCCAACCTCGACATCTCCAAGGTCAGCTTCGGCGACATCCGCATCAGCAAGAACAACGGGTCCAAGAGTGTCCCGATCAAGTACAATGGGCAGAACTTCCAGATGAAGCTTCCCAAGATCCGGTATCCTATGGGCGTGTCCGTCAAGGAGACTGAGAATGGCACCAACTACACGATGCTCGCCAGTCTCCAGGGCTGCGACTCCTACGCGAAGGAGCGCGCACCGCCGGAGGCGGGTGAGATTGGACAGATGTACAACTTCCTCAAGGATCTTGAGGAGAAGGTCATCAAGACCGCGGTGGAGAAGTCGGCGTCGTGGTTTGGTCGTGCTCGCAAGGAGGATGTCCTTCGTGATAGCATGAAGTCGCTGGTGTCTCCCAGCGTGGAGAAGCAGGGTGCAGAGTGGGTGCCCAACGGCAAGTACCCGCCGAGCTTCCGCATGAAGGTGCCGGTTTACGCCAACGATAAGGGCGTGCCGACGGTGAGCATGGATGCGGTGGACATGGCGAACCGCCCGATTGTGCTGACGCCGGAGAACCTGGAACAGGCGTTCCCGAAGCGCATGGAGGCTCGGTTCATCGTCACTCCGAGTATCTACGTGTCCGGACAGGGATTTGGCGTGACGTGGCGAATCTCGTACGCTCAGGTGTCGGCGCAGCAGCGTGTGACGGCGGCTCAGATGTTTGAGCCGGAGGAGACGGCTGAGGAGGATAAGCCGGCTGCGGTGGAGGTCCCGACTGCGGAGGAGGATCACGAGGAGCAGGAGCAGGAGGAGATTCGGGAGACACCGAGTGCAGCGGCTCCGGTTGCACCAGCAAGTCCTGCACCGGCGAAGCAGGCACGTCGTCGGGTTGCGACGTCGGCAATGTAAAGCCGAGAAGTTCCCACACACGTGAGCCACTAGGTGGTTCACAGACGTACAGGTCGTCGTCAATAAACACTATTTTTGACTTGTCAGGGAAGTCCATTCGAGTCTGGGTCGTCCCGCAGTCCATTTTGTGGAGTGATCGCAGACCACACGTGTCGCAGCTGTGCACGATTGGGGGATTCAACACGGAGCTGACGGTCAGGATGCGTGTGTCTCCATATAGACATGCGTCGAGGAGCTTGGCAGACGTTGTCCAGTCCTCTGCAAGGAACCGCTCCACTGCTGTCCTGGGCAGTGTCGCCCACACGCTGTCCCGCACAGACCACTCCTCCTGCAGGAGGGTTGCAAAGGAATTGTCATGAAACCACAGGATGCGGAAGTCGGCGTGGTCAGTCAGCGAATGCTCGACCAGACCCGTACGCTCTAGCTCCTCTGTATACAACCAATAGACATTGGCATGTGAATACTGTGTATCGCGGGAACCCCGATAGACATCACGACCATCCATAGTCCAGAGATCGGAGACGACATCGACATCGTGCTCCACTACGTCGCGCGAGAGATCTGTATAGAGAACACGTGGGTCAAGGATGGATTGCATTACTCAAACGTGACAACAACCTTCACGTCATGATGACGCACAGCCTTCGTTGCGGACCGGCTGAGCTCGTGCCTCTTGCGGCGAGTCCCATCCTCGGTCGTCTTGGGCTGGATGGTTGTGGAACAGGCATCCATGTCAGCGTGGATCGCATCGTAGTTCTCCTCGAGGTACTTGAGGACGTCATCCTGCAGTGCCCACTCGAAGAAGTTAAGCTGACCCACAGTCGTATCCAGTCCCATGAACTGAATACGCTTCCAGCGGCAGAAGGGATCAAACATCTTTTTGCTATACGCCTTCAGGTGAGACTTGTAGGCAAGGTAGACAATGACATGACGGGTGCCCACGAGGTACGCGACGTTGTGCTTCTTCGCGTAGTTGGTCACAAGCCAGTCCAGCAGACGTAGGCTGACCTTGGACTCCCCCGAGAGGATGCTCTGGACCTTCTTGAAGTTGTCCTCGTTTGAATAGAACCTCTGGAGGCGGTGCAGGACCCAGTGATCACGGTTCTGGATGGTCTCCATTTATGTTCTTAGTGCGGTAATCTCGCTTAAAGTGGGTCCGTAGAGTAAAGACAAATGGCAACTCCCGACGAAAAGGTTATTGAGCGCGCAGAGCAAGATCGTGTTATCTGCGTTGGAACGTCCGTGGCGACGGGGTGTACGATTGATCGTGTGCGGAATGAGGGTGGGATTCTCGAGGCAACGACGGAAGGTACCTACATTATGCCCGAGGGCGATAAGACCTACGCCACGTTCCTGGAGATGCTGCGTGATCAGCCCATGCCACCGGATCCGGTGTTCACGGAGAACGATGTGCTGCCGATCATGGAGGACAAGGGCGTTCCACTTGGGCAGCTAGATGAGATGGATGTGGAGTTCAAGAAGATGTATGAGGAGATGTTCTCACGCACGAGCGAGTTGGGTGTGATGGGGGCGGGAGACTTTGAGGCACGTCTCCGTCAGCGACAAAACGAACTTTCGGAGAGCAAGGTAGAGAACCCTAATGGAGGAGGCACTAGCAACCTATCTACTGGAGGATCGGCCTCACACTCACCTCAACGCCCGGATACGCCGTTTTGTTTTGATGTGCAAATCCCTTGCACCGGAGCTCTCCTATCGCTTTCTGCGGCGGGAGGTGATGCGAGTGACACAAAAGATCATGACGGAGACGCCGGGGCGCCTGTGGATGCGTGATCGTGCATTTGAGCGCACCGTGCGACTCTACGGAAAGCAAGATCAGCGCACCGATGCGTGGCATGCACAGCGAGGTACCATGATTACTGCGTCGGAGGTGTCCAAGGTATGGCAGACACCCGCCTCTCGTCTGGAGCTACTGGAGAAGAAGCTGGAGCCACCCGCCAAGAGCGACAGCAATCCATTCAATGCGATCCCTGCACTGATCTGGGGCACTCGCTTTGAGCCGGTGGCCAAGAAGATCTACGAGGACAGCACGGGATGTGATATCATTGACGTGGGCTGCTGTCAGCACCCCGTCCACAAGTTCCTGGGTGCCTCGCCGGATGGATTGATTGTGCCCCGCTATGCGGATGCGGACCCAATGCGCTACGGGCGTCTGGTAGAGTTCAAGTGCCCGATGAGCCGTGCTCGCAAGGATGAGATCCCGAGCTACTACGTGCACCAAATGCAGATGCAAATGGAGTGCACGGGTATTGATGAGTGTGAGTATGTGGAGTTCCGGTTCAAACAAGTGAACTTCACCGAGTGGGATGGTAGTCCGAAGCCCAAGGGTGTCTTTGCAGTGGATCCGGTGGGCAAGGTGGATTACAAGTCAGACGATGCAGAGCTGCATCAGTGGCAGAGTGGGCTCACGGAGGATCACCAGTATGTATATTGGGTACTGACGGACATGAAGAAGGACTTTGTTCCCAAGGACCCGAACTGGCTGTCCGATCACCTCCCTGATCTGCGGTCCTTCTGGGATGATGTGGAGCGCCATCGCCGCGAGGGAACCAAGCCAGAGCCCCTGCCGTCTAGGACCTTGAGCATAGATATTTGATCCACGTCCAGCAGGACATGCGAGGTGCTGCAAACTTGCGAGTCCACTCGTTAATCGTATACTGGTTGCCCATGGACTGGTTGCACCGAGAGCAGATGGGGATCAGGTTATGCACATCGGTCTTGCCACCCTTGCTCTCGGGGATGTTATGACCACATTGGAAGTCAAACACGTTCATGGTATTCGTACACCACGAGACCTTGCACTTGGTTTGGAATCGGGGGCCCACGCTGACGAGCCACACCTGTTCGCGAAGAGCCTTGGGGATTTTTGCTTTGGATGCCATTAGTTGTTCTCACATGCGGCTCTTAAACTGGTTGACCTGCCAAGGCGTGTCCATGCCAAGCGCCTCGCCAACACTGTTGTCCTGCACGAAGTGGTTCGTGCGCTGCGAGTACGACGAATCCTCCAAGGCCATGGCGCGCTTCTGCTGACTGCGATCCGTGAACCGAGACTCACCGGATCCTCCATAGAATCCCTCTGAGCCAAGCAGCTTCACAACGTAGGCCAAAACGACGAGGGCAAGTACGAACCAGACCCACTGCTTCATTGTTCAAGCTCCCGAAAAAAACGAATGTCCTAGGTTGTAAGAGAGCAAGAGACACAATGGAGGACAAGGCACTTGACACTCTGCGCATTATGCTCGGCCGCCGTAAGCTCGGGACGGAGACGGAGCGCGTGGCAACCGACAGCAAGAAGATGGAGAAGGCGACGCTGTATACGATCGGGGATGTGCTCGTCTGCTTCAGCCAGAAGGACAAGATCCTCTCCACAGACATCACGAACCTACTGGAGTTCGCAACAGGAAACGGCCACACGAACGGGATTGTCATGGTTGCCATGAGCCCTCCCTCGGAGAACGTGCTGCGGGTTGCCAAGTCTCACTCGAAGAAGCGTCTGGCTCTGTTCCACATCTGGCAGTTGCAATTTGACATTACGACTCACCGTATGGCAATGCCCCACCGTATTCTAGATGAGGGTGAGCGCACAGCGATCTTTGACAAGTTCAAGATCTCGGAGCCGGAGAATCAACTGCCGTGGATTGATTCGCAGGACACGATGATCAAGTGGATTGGTGCCATTCCGGGCGACGTGGTGGAGGTGACTCGCCACTCGGACACGGCGGGGCGCAGTTTCTATTACCGCTACTGCGTGGAAGATGTAAATGTCGCCCAGTAATAATGCAGTCGCTACAACGCTCGTACGAGGCGAAACTCGCAACCTACAATACCCTCGTATCCGAAAACAACCCTGCTAAGTTGACCGAGATTCAGACACTGAACGGGGAACTGGCCGCGCTCCTTCATTCCATGTTGGCGGAGGTTGCAAAGGTCAAGACCAAGGCGGAGAATCTCAATGGCTACAAGGACGAGCTCCTGCAGCAGCTGGTCAGTATGCAGACCGATGCATCCATCATGCGCGAACAGAAAGATCAGTACATTGCCCTTGAGATGCTGCGCTCGAACCAGCAGGTGAACTTTGATACCAGTTTTCGCTGGTATGCTCTTGCCCTGGGCATCGCCGCACTCCTTTTTCTGATTGTGCTGATGTGGAAGGGCGGTCATGCGATGCCAACGATGCCGACAACGATGAGTAGTCCAATGACAATGGCCGACTTCACATAGAGCGCCGTATCATCAACCTCGGCAGCCGTGGCCGTGTGAAGCCGCTGCGCCTGAACCAGCTGATCCTGCAGGGCGGGTCCCTTAGTCTGAATATCCCTCGACTTGGTCTGCAGATCCATGATGTCTCCGTTCGTTTCGGAATAGGACGCAAGGAAGCTCTGGATCGTCGAGTCATTGTTTTCGGTCGCACTCTCCAGGTTCGCAATCGCCCGGTTGGCAATATCCAGTGCATGTTCGTAGGCCGTCTTGTGTGATGCCTGTCTGGACACGACGTAGGCTGCGTAGTTTGCCTTGTACGATGTCAGTGCAGTCCACAGATCCCCAGGAACACCCGCAGGTGGTCCCGGTGGCGGAGGAGGCGGTGTGGGCGGAACGGGCGCCGCTCCATCGTACTCACCTGCAACACCTGCTGTATCGAGAGCGTTAGGACCCGATGCGCTCATTATATTCCCGCTCCTAAAACAAAATGCCCACATCTCCCTATGGACAAGTCAATCCTACCGTTCGTCGCATGATGGTTGGTGATGCATCGGAGCACACTCGCTTCATCCGGATGGCGTCTACGATTGCGCCGTATGCAGCGCAGAACCAGGCGGCGATCCCCAACTTGCTGGGATGGCGCAATATGCAGGCGTCTCGCGATGTTCGCGTCATCATGCCGATCCTGGGTGCCTTCAAGAGTTTTGTTCCTAACCGGTAAACAATGGCAACTGAGGTTCCAAGCTACGAGACCATCAAGTCGCAGTATGCCGGGTATGCAGCAGAGTCGGATGCGAGTACGCGAATCAAGGAGGTCGCAGATAGCTTGAAGGGTCGCCACGTGCAACCGGTTCCGATTGAGGAGACTCGCTCTGCGATTCTGAAGCAGCCGCCGAGCATGGCCGTTATTCAGACGATCTTGTTCACGATCCTGCTGGCGATGGTCGAGTTCCTGGTCTTGCCGTCTGCATATGCATCGCATGTAGCGTTTCTGACACTCTGTGTTGGAGCATCTGCCGGAATCTATCTATCTACTAGATAATGGGAGGGGCTCTTTCGTGTCCGTCTGAGTTTACAGTGTCCCCTGCTGGAACTGCATGTGTGCTTCCCTGCCCTGCACCGAAAGGATACTACCTGAACTCCCAAGGAGCCGTCTTGTCGTGTGCCTATGTTTCGAATCCCACTGTGCAGGTAGAGCTCCGGTCAACGCCCATGTATATGGCGAGTGCACCGATGGAAGGGGTCACGACGGGTCCGCCTGCAGGGGCAAGCTACAAGGATCTCCCTAACAAGGATGTGTACAAGGCAGAGATTGATCGCTTTGATGCTGCCATGGCGGTTGCGGATGCAAGTGTGTCCAATGACGTCAAGATCGCAAATGCCTTTGCCGCGCTGCAGACTGCCGAAGATGCTCGTGGCACACCGGCGGGCGAGGCTGCCTACGAGACGGCTCGTATTGCCTACTACACTCTGAAGAAGGGTCCTACGTGGGCAAGTGAGGAGCAGACTCGAATTGCGAATGTAGAGGCACAGCCAGTGGTGGATGACCTGGTGGCGAGATACAATGCTCTCAAGGAGAAGCAGACGCAGCAGGCATCCACCATTGAGGTGATCAATGGCCTCAAGGATCGGGTACTTTCAGTCAAGGATGATCTCGCCTTCTCCGTCAACACCTTCCAGCGGCAAGTGGAGGCGGTTCGGAACCAGATCGCCATTGACAAGAAGAACCAGGCAGACTCTATTCAGATCACCACGTCGTGGTTTGATGCCATTCTGAATTGGCTCATTGCGATCGCAACCATCCTCTGCATCGTGCTGCTCGTTCGCCGGTTTGCCGGAGGACGGGGTAGTATCGAGAAGATGCAGCGGGAGACCGAGTTCTACAGGGCCAAGGCTAGTCTGGAAAATGCAAAGAAGGGCATCATACCCACCAAGACACCCAATCTGTACGAGCTGTTCGGATTGGAGAAACCGGCTCCGGCTGCACCCAAACCGGCGGCGGCTGCCCCAGCGGCTCCGGCGGCCCCAGCAGCCAGGTAATGCGTCCAACCTGACTAGATCAACTACAATCCCAACACAATGGAGGTATCGGACTCTCGCACCGTTGCGGACTTCCAAAAGACAACATTCTGTGGACACCCACGTTCACACGTCGTGAAGGTTCTCCTTCAAAACGTGCAGCTTGGTCATGCAGATTACGCATGTTATTGGTCGCTGGAACTCCTGTGCTCGGGATTGGTTCACAGCTTGTGGGCGACCCTCTTTGATGCGGCGGCTCTTCACATCAACCGGGCAAACCCCAACGTCTTTCTCTACTTGGCGTCGGCCTATGAGCGCTACGTGCCGATTGAACAGGTCTTTACTGTGAGCACCATGACGTCTATTCGCAACAACCCCGATGTGCGGCAGATCATCTGCGAGGTGGCCGCTACTCTCGCGGGGTGCCGGAAGAATAAATTGCCGTCTCTTCCTACAATCAAGCCTCTGCATGATTTTGACCCTCAGACGATCCAGGAACATCTCAAGGCCCCTTCGCAGCTGTTTGGGCGCCTCACTCTTCGCCCAGCGGATCCCCTTCCGGTCGCTGTCCCACTCAACGAGTTCGTCTACTGCCTGCGAGGTGATGTACGGGACGCAACTCGTGCATTGTACTGGATGGCTTGGGTATTTGCCTACTGCCGAGAGCACAAGAAGCAGACCAAGCAGCCCCTCATCTTTGCCAACCGCTTTGACGAGTTCGTTTCCGAACCCCACGGTGCCCACCCTGTCTGGATCTTCTGGGATGCCATCCGCAAACAGACTCAGGCACACGCACGTCCCGTCATTGATGTGCTATACAAGATGTACTGTCTGCGGTGGAGCCCTACCGACGCAAAGGCAAAGCAACATCTACTGATTGCAGCCATCCTCATCGTCTGTGAAGGCACGACGTTTGATGCTACGGTGGTTACGGGCAATACAGTCGCTGTGTCGAACGTTCTGCAAGGGATGCCAGGGTGGATTGATGCGATCGTTCGTATGCAGAAGAGCTTTGCGTAGACAAAATGGATCCAACTTTCGCAGGTGAACAGACTTCACCCTCTGCCAAAATGACTGCCTACATCCCCGAAATCTCTGCCTCGAAGGTCGCCGGTCTCATCGGTCTGCATGGCTACCAGCTGCCTCACGAGATCATGTATGATCTCTTGAACAAGGATCCCTCAACCAAGCAGCGTATGTCGGAGATTGAGACGCAGGAGAAGCGCATCTCCATGAACAAGATCAAGGATCAAGTCCTGCGTAGTTCGGCAATCCGCGATGTCGTAGGCGCCGGTGTACGCGCCTGTGTCGGAAAGTCGGATATCCAGGGTGTGTTGGCGACCGTGGAGAACCAGGCTCGCATGGTGATTGACCTGCGCCACTCCAATCTAGCCAAGGACGTGCAGGATCTGCTTGTGAGCGAGGTGCGAGGTGCCGTGCAGCGGCAGCGGGGCACCAACAATGAGGGTGCGATCCTGGACACCTACGAGAAGGACAAGGAGGTGGTGGTCACGGAGCGGAACACAAAGACGTTCCGCAAGGAGTATGGTCCCTTCGATCTGGTGGGACGCACGGATGGGTATGTGAAGGAGCACAACCGCATCGTGGACTCCAAGGCACGGACTCGCATGTGGTCCAGTGTCCCGATGTATGACGAGATCCAGCTGCGGGTCTACATGAACCTGTCGGGTGCCGAGGAGTCGGAGCTGATTGAGTCGTTCCCCGGTGGGCGCACGCGGGAGACCAAGTACATGAATGACCCTGAGAAGTGGCGGGTCATCTACGACGCCCTCGTGAATGCCACGAAGGAGATGAACGAGACGATTGCGGATGACACCAAGCTGACCGCTTTGGTTTTCGCAAACACCGTGGCTAATAACCAATGAAGATCACGATCTCTGACACGGTTCCCGCACCCTATTCTACGCAGAAGGGCACAACCTACGAAACCAGGTATCTCTATACCGGGTTTGGTAGATACAATGAACACGAGAAGACATTGGAGGTGACGCAGGTCAACTCCGATGGCACCTACACTTTTTTCAGTCGTCCTCACCAGCCCGAGGTGTTTTCTAGGGTCTATCACGTGGAGCCTGTGCTGCTCACTCTGTATTCAGCATCCCCCCGAGTGTGGAAGGAGGAGGTTGGAGGTGTAGTGTTCTTCTTTCAGGAGATCGTGCAAGACGGAGCGCAGCCGAGCTTCTGAGCCTGCTCCTTGACCGCCTCCTTGACCTCCGTCGCCGAGATCACGCCATCGCCATCCTTGTCCAGCTTGGCAAGCGGCGACTTCTTGAGGTCATCCAGAAGCTCCTTGATGGCGAGCTTCAGAACATCCTTGACAATCTTCTCCACATCCGCCTTGAGCGCATCCGGCACAGCCGACGCCACAACCGAGGCTGCTGCGGCCTCCGGCTCAACGACAACGGGCTTCACTTCCTCTACAGTAACTTGCTGAGGTACATCAGACATTGCGGTTTGTTCTATGCTTAGAAAAGGTCTTGAATATGTAAATGGACGTTTGGAACATCCTCTCCGTGGGCGCATCTACGCTTGTGATGCTGGCACTCATTCACGTAGCCGTTTTCTATGTCGTCAAGACCATGTATCCTCCTGCTCCCGTCCGCGCCCCTGAGCCGGTTGCTGCTCCCGTGGTCAGGTTTGCAGAGCCGCCAGTTGCCCCTGTGGTGGTTCCCACCCAGCCCGAGGTTCCTCTGGTGACGACCAAGCTCCCTCCTCCGGTGGATACGCGTGATCCCGGTCCGGCACGCACGTCTCAGCCGGCTTTCAGCGAGCCGCCGCAAGAGAAGCAAGTAGCAACCATCCCCACGAATGTTCCAACGTATGAAAGCCTCCTATCGGCTGTCTCCGCTGGCAAGGAAGGGGTCCCCAATCTCGGACCCATGTCAGGTGCCGCAGTATAGTGGCACCCCTGGATGGATTTACTTGACACACGATACAAACGGTAATGCCCACGCATACTTCACTGATGCAAAGGGAGAACGTCCGACACCATTGGCTCTGGTCATGGATGAGCGGGTTTGCTGTGATACAATTCTTCGAGTCGTTCGACTGGCGCCCACACGTTATCTCGTATATGATGTCCTGGTCCTGAACGGGACTCGCATTCATGACAGCTTGACATTTGCCCAGCGTCAGGAACGGATA